AACCCGGACGCAGGGCACGTGGAGACAGCCAGCCAAGACCGCGACACAGGAACCGCAGGCGATGACCGCCCGGCTCGACGCCAGTTCCACCGCCAAGGTGGAGAAATTCCCCTCGTCGTCGAACTGGCCCCAGTCGGGGTAAGCCTTGGTCCCCACCTCGCGGTCCCGAGCACTCCCGACGAACACGATCTCCTCGAAGATATCTTCCAGCTCGCCACGAACACTGGAGAGGAACTTCCACACCTGGGGCGTCATGCGATTGTGCGGACACACCCCTTGGCCGTGGATGATGAGGCGGTTCTGCTTCTCGGGCTCTCTGGCGGGGATGATGCTCGGCTCTTCGACCAGAGCCTTCTTGTCGATCTCCACCGGCAGCCTCGAATACTCCAACGTCTCCAAGGTGATCTGCCGGGTCGGGTAGCCCCGGAGCCCCAGGTGGTAGATGGTATTGCCATCGAACGATGAGGTGGGCAGGTTCATGTGAAACGGCTGCCCACCGCAGTTCCAGTTCTCCACCCCGCCCACCAGCTTGACGTCCGTGACGCAGGGCTGGGCACGGAACAGAGGCTCCAGAGGCTTGCAGGTCTTCTCGTCCATCCACACCTGGAAGCGCTGCCCCGTGACCTTCCAGAACTGGTAGGCCACCGGCCACTGGAGCAGGGCGTCACCCATCTTGCCCGGGAACGTGAACACGACACTCATGCGACCTCCGCAGGACGCCCGGAGGCAGCCCTGAGTTTCAGGATGGCTTCACGCCGTAGCGTGATGGCCCAAGTAAGGAACGTCAGTGCATCCTGCTGGGCGATGGCGGGACTACTGGATGTCGGCTCCGTCATATGGTCGATCTCAAACTGCTCCTTGGTGGCGTAGACGATCTCCGTCGCATCCCCCAGTATCTCCAAGGCCGTGTCCCAGCAGTAGTGAGTCACCCCCGGAACCACGAACCAGCCCAACGTGTCTATCCACTCCCGGCTGACGTAGGGGAAGTTGACCCATGGACCGTGACCGTGATGAGCACTCACGACCCCGATGCGGCTCGGGAAGGCGTCCATGCAACGGGCGACGAACTTGTCCCAGCCCTTGCTCCGGTAGACCGAGTCATCGGTCGATAGCCCGTAGACGTCATAGCGCTTGAATGCCTTGACCAGCGAATCAGCAGCGGCAGCGGGGCCGATGCGACGACCGATGGTGATCTTGAGCCTCGGACCGAAGCGCGCCTTCCAGTTGATGCCGCCGTCCCGGTAGATGTCGATCTGGTCGTCGTCGATGTAGACGGCGATGTCAGCGTCCGAGGTCTCGACGATGGACTCAGCCATGTCGTAGAGCGCGGTGGGACGGGATCGACTAGGACAGACGACAAGCGTCTTCACTCTGCCCTCACGTAACAGTTGTTCTCCACGATGGTCCTTTCCAGACGGAAACCATTATCCAGCGCCCAGAGATGCGCCGGGTCGTCAGGCCCACCATCGACCTCGATCACCAGCACCTTCGTCTGCCAGCGCTTGGGACTGAAGCCCGACAGTATCCACTCCTCTTCGCCATCCGTATCCAGAGACAGCACGTCCAGCCTGTCGAACCCCGCGAGACGGATGCACTGGTCGATGGTGAGGACCAGGGACTCCCCGGGAGCGTTGAACGTCACTCGGGACCGGGTATTGGCGTAGACCAAGGAGTCTTCGACCACCAGCGCCGAGTCTCGGAACGATGGACCAAGGGCCGCATGAAGAGCGAACTTACGGTTCTTGGACAGGATGTCTCGGAAGCGCGGGTTCGGCTCGACGCAGATGCAGCGCCAGCCCTTCTCCTCCAGCATCAGCGTATTGCTCAGGAACCTGCCATCCAGAGCCCCGGCTTCCAGTGCCGTCCCCACGTAGTCTTCGGGGAACTGGCTCAGGATCCAGCGGTCCTCTTCGCGGACAGCGTAGGGCACGAGTGAGTCTGCGACCGCTGGGTAGTCGAGCTTCACAGCGCACCGCCGCGGTCGAGTCTCCGGAACACCCGGTCGACATGGAATCGCCCGACTTCCGCGTAGCCGTCAGGAATCGGCAGCTTGGTGCCGACGTCCTCGAAGCAGAGAACCGTTGGCCTCCAACGATTGAGGTCGCAGCCCTTGAGCACCTCCGGCTCCCAGCCCTCGGTGTCGATAGTCAGGAGGTCGAGCCTTGGGAAGCCAGCCTCCTCCAGCAAGCGGTCGACCGTCCTCACTTCGACCTCGAACGCCTGAGCGTCATCTCGATAGGGCCAGAGACGGGGAGCGAGGCCGGAGTTGCTGGCGTACTTCTCCCCAGCCGTATCCGCCGTGTAGGTGGCCCGACCGTTCTTAGCACCTGCAGCCACAGACCGCCACAACTTCCTCGCGGCGCGACCTGAGGCTTCGTGCAATGGGTTCGGCTCGACGCAGAGCACGATCCAGCCCTTCTCCTCGAAGTGGAGACAAACGCTGCTCGTCGTGCCATCCAAGGCCCCGACCTCACAGGCATATCCAAAGTCCGGCAACAGCGCCGACATGAAGTGATCGAGCAGGAAATCCGCGTGGAACCCGGGGATCTTGTCATCCCACGGCGGAGCCGATTGGGCCATGCCATCCACGACTGACCAACTCATCGCCGCACCCACATGTAGTTGTGACCCTGCTTGCGCTTCTGCACGTACTGACGTCGGTGCAGGTAGTCGAAGATGGGGCTCTCAGATTCCCAGACCTCGACCACGATCACCTCGGGCTTCCAGCGTTCGAGGCTACAACCCTTCAACACGTCCAACTCCGTGCCTTCGGTGTCGATGGTGAGGATGTCGAGCTTCGGCAGTTGCCACTTGTCCATGATGGCGTCCACCGTGCTCACCCGCACGACTTCCTTGCTCCACTTCTTCCCCGGCCTCGAGTCCTCGAACTCCGGCCCCACCTTTGGGACCACACGCTTCATGTCCGGCTTGACGAGCGAGGAGAAGGCTTCCGGGTTCTCATCGTTGATGTAGAACACCGCTTCCCCGATGTGGTCTGAGCAGGCACAGGACTCGACGAACGTCCGCATCTGCCGCAGGGCGGGCAGGAACCTGGGGTTCGCTTCCACCGAGATGATGGTCCAGCGGAACTCCTTCTCCAGCGCCCACGTCGTGTTGACGGAGATGCCGTCCGAAGCCCCGACGTCGATGCCGAAGCCCTGGTAGCCCTCTCGGAAGCAATCGGCTATCCATTGCGACAACTCGCCGTTCACGCCCAATACGGCCCCGTGCTGCGGATCGTAGGTTCCGGGATTCACCCGTGTCACAGCACGAACTCCAGATTCGGCAGCGGAAACACCATCACCGTGCCTTGAGCGAGCAGCGACTTCTCGCGCTTCACGAACTCATTCTTGAACGCCCACGGCAGCACCATCAATCGAGACGGCTTGTCCGCTCGCATCTCTTCTTCCGAAGCGATGGGGAGCCACGAACCCGACATCACGAGACCCAGCTTGGTCGGATTGCGGTCGGCGATGGCTTGGAAGCCTCCCTGGTAGTCCAGGTACTGGAGCAGGACGCAGCCCTTGGTGCTCGCCCCGTAGAGCCACCACTGCCTGCCCGGACCCTCCAGCGTCTCGGTCATCACCTGCTTCCACTTGCGGACGCGGACGGCGAACTCCCGGGCATCTTCACTGGATACGCGCTTGAAGCCCGACATCGACATCGGCTGCACTCCGGGACCCGCCTTCTTAGCGAACACCCTCATGCTGCCGCCGTTCACGTCGTTATGAGTGACGTCGACGATGGCGAGTCCATGGCGGGCGTAGAGATCCCGGAGACTCCAGATGTCGTAGTAGCAGAGATGCTCATGGCAGATGGAATCGAAGGCGTTGGCTTGGACCATCGTGGGGGAGTCGTTGAGCTGGTTGACCCAAACACCGCCGGGGGCCAGCACATTCGCGATGTCAGTGACGAAACGGTCGGGGTTGTCCAAGTCGTAGAACATGGCGGCGGTGGTGATGACATCGCAGCCTCCGGTGCGGTTCGAACGCCACAGGCAGTCGTTGTCCGCAGTGAAGTAGTCGCCGATGACGTGGTCGGAGATCTTGTGCAACTCGTCGTGGAAGTTACGCGCCGGCTCGCAGGCGATGCGCGTGAACTTGTCCGGAAGCTGCGAGAGCAGGTAGCCATCATTGGCACCGATGTCCAGCCACGTGCCCCCCGGACTGTAGGGAACGACAGAATCAACGACGTCTTTCAACGCCGCGCGCATCGACTCGTTGATGCCCGAGCGGTACCAAAACTCGCGGAACAGTAGGTCGGGATCGACCGTGTGCTGGAGTTGCAGGAGCCCGCACTGGGTACAACGCACCAGGTCCAGAGGCGACTTGGGGAGCGAGAGGTCGATCTCGGGGACGAAACGGACCAGATACTGGCTGCCGAGAGAGAGCACGGGCTCGAAGGCTTCGGAGTGGCAGGCGCGACAGGTGGTTCGCCGTTCGTAAACCTCAGCCTTCTTGTCGATGGTCATCACGCCTTCCTTGGTCACGGCGACTTTCAACTTCGTCCTTTCCATCGTCTCTCCCTAGCGAATGGGTTCCCGAGGCACCATGTCGGACCAACTCCGCATCTCGTCGGGATCGAAGTCCCCGGGGTTCAAGCCATCGACATGGATGGGGGTGGCTCCACGGTCCCATGGCGTGTGCTGCTCCTGCCGTCTCATCGGCGAGTAAAGCTCCGACTGGAAGGCATCCGAGTGAGCGTCGGCCCAGTCGATCTTCAACCTCGGGTTGACCGCGTACTGGCCGATGCGCGCCATCTGCTCGCAAAGCCTGTCCACTCCCGGAGCGCCTTTAATCCAGCGCACGTGGCCATCGACCCAGAACGTGGTCGCGGTGTGCAGACGCTCGTACTTCTTCGTGGCACCGCGCTCGAACTGGATGAAGTGGGGCATGGGCTCGTTCACGTCGGCGAAGAAGTTGGCAAGCGCCAGTCTCCACGAGTCTTTCTTCCCGGCACGGGTCTTCTCATCCGTGATGGCAAAGATACGAAGTCCCTGCCTCCGGTAACGCTGGACCGTGGAGACCAGCAGCTTGCCGAAGTCCTCCGCCCGCATCGTCGCATTGCCGACACCCTCGATGACGTAGACGTCTCCCGAGCCGTTCCTCGGGTAGCCGTGAACGACCATCACCGTCTCGTCTTTGTTCGTGACCTTGGTGCCGTCCGAGAACGCCGTGTCACAGCAAATGGCGAACCGCAGCGACGACCACGGCACGTCCTTCTTCTCCACCGCGCACTGGTTGATCTGCTCGCGCGTGATGGGGTTCAGTTCACTGATGGAGGGGTCGTTCATGACCTGGGCCGCATAGCGCAAGGGGTCTGACTTCTGGTACCTGCGGAGACGGTCCTCGGGCCAGACCAACGGGGTCGTGGGCTTGCCTTCAAGGTCACGACCTGAGAGGAAGTAGACATGGATGTTGCCCTCCGGGTCTGTGGGGATGGAATCCGTCGCCATCCCCGACACCGAGGCTACCCCCTGACTCCTGAAGCCGACGCCGAAGTGGTCTTCAGCGTCGTAACGGGTCCCGACCCAGACCACCAAGCCATCACCCTGGACCACGGGGATGAGCGAAGTGATCTGCGAGTTAACCGTCTGGAGCCAGTTGGTGTCGGTCGTGAGCCGCTCGTAGGAGATGGGGTCGTCGTAGAACAAGGCGTCCGGGTGACTGCCGGTGATGGAGGTCTCGACGCCGAAGATGACCATGGATGGGTCCTGACGCGAGGTGTTGCGCCTCGCCCCGTGAACGATCTCCTTGCCACTCCACTTGCGCGCCTGACCTGACCAGTCGCCGTAGAGCTGAGTCCACCACGCATGGTGGTCGGAGCCGTCCAGCACGGCTTTCATCGCCTCGAGCATCTTCTTCGCCAGGTCTTCCTTCTCCGCCCCCGTGGCTGTCGCTATCTCGGGGTCCCTCAAGTGCAGCCAGAGCTGCCCGGCGCGGGTCATGAGCGTGGTCTTGCCGATCTCGCGGTGGACCAAGATGGCAAGATGCTTCTGGAGCTTCAGGCCCTGACGACGCCACTCGAACCACTCATCGACGTGCTTCTGGAACCAGTCGGCCATGGGCTTGTGGACTTCGGGGTCGATCCATCGACGACCCTTGGGGTTGTTCCAAGCGCCGAAGCAGATCTTGAAGAAGAGCCAGAAGTCACGGCGGCACATGTCGCGCATCAACTTCGTGGCGACCTCCGAGTTCCAGCCGTAATCCCTAGCCTTGGGTGGCATTGTCCATCTCGTCGTCTATCCGGTCGGTCATGGCAGCGGCGTCCAGTTTGTGCTGCTTCCGGTCCAAGAGGATCTTCTTCGCCTGCTGACGGCACCACTGCTTCTTGACAGCGATGCCCTTACCCACCGGGAAGCCGGGCGGGAAACCGCCGCGCTTGATCTCCGGGAACATCTGGTAGAGCTGGCGCAACGTCTCCGGGAGTTCGGACTCATCGACGTTCAGGTCTTCGAGGGCGATCTTGGGGGCGGCATGGTTCACCGGACGTCTGGAGAAGGGGAAGGCACGGCGGTAGGCGAACTGGGTACCAATCTGGCCCATGGACTGCATCATCATCGACATGAGTTCCAGCTTCTCCTCATCCCCCTGAGGCTCGGGGATGGTGGCGGCGGTGCCCTCACGGTTCAGGACCAGCTGCAGGGCACGGAGCTGGGCCGTGCCTTCACCGTTCCTCGCCACGTCGGAGACGAGTTTGAGGGCTTCTTCGAAGCTGATGTTCTTGGGTTCTTTGGGTTCGTTCATAAGGGCTTGATGGTGACGATACCAGCGCCCCAGCTAACAGCATTGGGGAGCGTACCAGTGGCATTCACCGCCGCGGCACTCAGGAGTGGCATGAAAGCGATATCAATGACGGTATCGCTCGGGGGACCACCGGAGTTGGTGCCGACATGACCGACACCGCCGGATGGAGCAACGAAGCCTCCGTTCCACGTCGGACCCAAGGCAATAGAAGCGTTCTGTGATGCGACCATGGCCACGGCAAACTCGTTCGCAAACAGCAAGCTCGACGTCGCCAAGGTATCGAACGCCGCCGTGGCAGAACTGTTGCCAGACGAACCGTCCACAGCATTCACCGTCTTGGCTCCGGAGACGGCGACGACGACAGCAGCGCAAGCCGTAGGATTCAAAGCGAATGACGTTATCGCCACCGTCTTGCTGCCCGCCGTGATGTTGTATCGGGCCCACGCGGAAAGAGCCTGATCACCAGCTATAGGAGGAAATCCAGAAACTTCGCTCAATCCCAAACCACCAACAGTAGCCGCCGAGACATCACTGCCATCTCCCGAGACATTCAGAGCCACGCATAACAGGCAAACATCTCCGGCTTTGAAGACACAGTTGGGTATGCTCAAGGAACCGGTGGCCTGCGTGGGATCGTAGAAACTCCCGCTGCCCACGACCGTCGCCGACATGGTGTTGGCAGCACCAACCCCCGCGATCCTGCGGTTCAAGACCTTCAACTTGGTCAGCTTCTCACGAGGCATGACTTCAAGGCATTCAGGGCAGGAGAACATCTTGGGCGGTGGCATCAGGGTCGGCGGCACATCGTAGCCGCAGGACGGGCAATGGAGTTCGATGCGGCTCATGTCACGTCCTCAGAAGGAAGCGGGCGTCTTTGCCCGCAACAGACTGACCGGGGATGCTGATCGTGCCGGAGACGGTAGCACCGCTGTTGATGCTCGTGTCGTAGACGCCATGGATGCGCCTGAACGTGGCGGGCAACGTGTAGTTCTGGCTGCTGGTCTCACCGTTGACGATGACGATGCCATTGGTGAAGTTCCGCACCCAGACATTGCCAACCTTGCTTGCAGCGCCAAGAGGCCTCCCCAACCAGCCATGGTTCGCTGGCGAGAACGTCGTGTCGGTGGCACCCGCGCTCGTCACGGCCCACTCATCGGCGCGCAGAAGACGGTCATTGGCATTCCTACCCGTAGCTCCGGTCCCGGCTCTGGCACCGATGAGACAGGCACAGCCGAGGGTGAAGCGGATGTTCTGGTTGTAGAGTGGGTTGCCGACGCTATCGTCGTTGTCGGACCACAGCAACATGGTTCCGTCGTGAGTGCCGTCACCGCCGCCGTCTCTCGAGTGAGCCTGAGCGAACGCCATGAAGGTATCCATGGTTCCGAAGTGGGAGATGCGAGACGGAAGCGTGTCTCCGAAGAAAAAGTTCTCGATGAACTCGCCCGTGCAGGCAAGGCCATCTGCCTCTGGGCCGTAGAACGTCGAGCCCGAGCCACGGTTGCAGTACGTAGGCTTGCCGGTGAGGCCGATGCGAGTGGCGGCGGTGATGTGCGCGGTGGAAGACGCGGCGTCGAGAGCCGCGGCTGAGCCATAGCCTCGGGCTGCGAAGTCAACTCCGCCCTCGGCGAAGCTGGCGTGCGAGAGGACTGACTCGTAGATGTCGAAAAAGTACCCGTCCCCGCCACGCTCACCGTACTTGGTCCAGATATCGGCGTAGGCGGTGGCAACACCAGACGCGGTCCAGTCCATGTAGCAGCTCAGCGGGTTGTCGCTCGCGTAGTAGTTATGCGGCGGATCCGCGAACGTGAGGCGCTTGTCCGGGGCGGCGAGTGCCAGGTTCCACGTCTCGCCCCATTGCGAGGTGGGCGTTAGGTTCTGGAACGCGGGCGTGAACAGTCCGTACCAGACGATCTTGGCGTTGGGATTGATGGCCTTGATCATCGAAACCACGTTGATGTTGAGCGGGCTCTCGGTGTTCGTGAACGGCGAGATGTTAAGCGTCATCCAGTCGAACTTGGCGAGGTCCGCGATGACGGAGGTGTCGAAGATCTGGGGGGCAGTAAGAATGGGAGAGCCGGAGCCAGCGGTCGGGAAGTAGAGGAACACGTGCGGGTAGCCACCGACGACGCTGGTAAGCGACCCACCGCCCGCGCCACGGATATGGCTGTGGGGGTGGGCGGCGCTGAACTTGGCGAAGTCGCGCTTCAGGACCAGGTCCTCGGTGATGCCCTCACGACCGCAGGCGTCACACTTGAAGCGCTCGAATGGCGGGTTGTCGTTGCTGACGATCTGCACGCCGTGGTTGATGGCGGACCCGCACTCGGGACAGACCAGGGTCTTACGCACACTCAGTCCATCTCCCCGGACCACGGGGCGCAGTAGATGTTGGCGACTCCGATAGCGAAGTGACCCGCGGTCGCATCTAAGCCATTGCTCATCTGGCACTGAGGGGCCATGAACTTGTTGGTGGTCAGCGCATTGCCCTGCTCTTGCCACTTCACTTTCTTGACGCGGTTGAACGCGATTGCCTCGGAGTCAGCGGAAACGTCGTAGACACTGAGCTTGCAGTTGACCCCGGGGTTCACACCCTGATTCGGGTAATGCCACATTTCCCAGAGGAAGGTCGTTCCAGACACCAAGATCCCCGGATTCGCGGCGTGGGTTGTTACATCCAGACTCGTCAACGACCCGGCGTTGTTCTTCAGGATGAACTTGAGAACATCCTGACCCATGGTCGTGTCGTGCCACAGTCCTGTGGTGTTGTTGGGGATCGTGTCCGAGATGCAGATGGGGTTGGTGCTCGCGGTGAATCCCATGAACAATCTCCCAGCATCATTGTTCCATGTTTCGATACGGAAGATTGCGGACATGTAGAAGCCGCCGCAATAGCGCGCGTTCCCGGGCCAGTAGATGTATTCACTGGCCAGCGACTGTCGCGGACCAAGCTCCTGATTGTTGGACCCACCGGCCTCTGTCCAGACCGTGCGCTTCATCTGTGTATCGAACGTCGCGCCCGGGGTCGCGTGACTCAGGGTTCCAACACCGCCCGTGGTCCATGCGGCCCCCAGACCGGCCCCGGCCGATGTAGCTCCATCGGGGACGAACGTGTGGCCACCGAAATACTGGAGACCACGCTGCCACGAAACGGTCGGCCGCGTCATGAATACCCCTGCTCGCTGGCGCGATTGTTTATCCACCTCGGAGTCACGGTGACGTTCCCGGCCGTTCCTATCGGAGTCTCCCACTGATTGTCATACGCGAACACGCGGTTTCCAGTATCGGTGAACACACCAACGTCTTCGCTCGTGTAGTTACCGGATATGCGGCAGTGACGAACCACTGACCGTCCGGCGGCGATCAAAAAGAACCGCGTCACTGCTCCGCCACCGGCAACGACACCGTGGCAGTTCTCGATGATTACGTTGCTCGCGGTGATGTCCAGCGTCGCGCCAATCGTCTTGGTCGTCTCGAAATCGATGTCTTGCAGGCGAATGCCTATGGCGGAGTCAACCTTCACCTCTCCGCTTGCATTGTCTTCCATGTTGCCGCCCACGAAGTTGTGCAGCAGCATCGATGCAACGCCATCCACGCCCACTATGATTTCGATTCCATAGCCCGCGTTGCCGTTGAACGTGCAATCCCTAAAGCTGTTGCAATTCGTGCTCCACGTCCCACTCGTCGAGTTGACGTAGAGGCCAGAGCCTGTGTTGCAGAAGGCAAACAAGCAGTGGTCGCAGACCGTAACAATGGCACTGTCCAGCCACAGACCTACCTGCGGACCATCACCTGACGGCGCACGCCCGCCACTGTCGGAGTTGCCACCGATGCGGACTCGGTTCAGATGATTACGGGGCGTACCTCCGGTAACAGCGTACATCTTGATCCCGTATGCCTTGCCGTTCCCGTAGGCCCAGAGGTCATGGAGAGTGATGTTGCCGGCAGCAATGGTCACACTACCGGAGAGGATGGTCTTGTCCCTTCCGGAGCCGTAGAGCGAGATGTTGGAGTTGGAGATGGTGATGTC